GGCAAACTACAAGTAATACAAATGAAGAATGGTACTACTGTTAACGACATCAAAGCATATATGAGAGAATATCAAATACAACACAATTTGCATGTTGATGCACTACTAGTCGACTATTTGGATCTTATGATGCCAGTCACAGTTAAAGTTAACCCAAGCGATCAATTTATTAAAGATAAATTTGTTAGTGAGGAATTGCGTAACTTGGCAACTGAACTTGGTATATTATTTGTAACAGCATCGCAGTTGAATCGTAGTGCAGTTGATGAGATTGAATTTGACCACAGCCACATTGCAGGCGGTATTAGTAAGATTAACACAGCAGACAACTTGATTGGTATTTTCAGCAGTAGAGCTATGCGAGAGCGTGGCAGAGTACAAATACAATTTATGAAAACACGTAGTAGTAGTGGGGTCGGTAGTAAACTGGACTTGGCATTTAACATGGACAGTTTGAAAATTGAAGACTTAGATCCAGACGATCAAGAAGATGAAGGTGCAGTAACCAGCATCTATCAAAAACTAAAAACAAAAAGCAGTGTAGCACCAGCAGGTGAAAGTGTTACAGAGAATAACATGGACGCCAATCCACAAGTTGATGCTACAGATAGATTAAAAAGTTTGTTAAGGAAAAGCGAGTGATCAGGTTAGCAACTGAAAAAGAATTAGAACATATAGAAAATGATCCAGTTAGACCACACATTAGCAAAGAATGGCGCATACGTAGCGGCAGAGAAGTGTATGTGTTGGAGCGTGACGGAGAAATTGCTGCATGTATATGTGTAGCGTACACAACAGAAGTGCCAACAAATGAAAGTGATTTGGATTTTGCTGGTGATGAAGTAGCAGTGTTTTACACTGTTTGGAGTTATAAACCAAGAGCAGGGAGAGAATTAGTAAACGAAGTAGCTGAGCTCATCAGTATGCAGCGAAAATGGGTTAAAAGATTTGTCACATTGAGTCCTTTAACAGAGATGGCAGAAAAGTTTCACTTAAAGAATGGCGCAACGTTTTTGGCAAAACACAAAGATTGCCAAAACTTTGAATATATAGTGTGCTGAAGCAAAGGTGCAGTATACCTTATCTTTTATCTATATGTGTTCTGAACTGCAAAGTACGGTGAGTCATTAATATGAGCCTGTGTTGTGCCTGTGTTTTGTACCTTGCATGCCATTGATGATTTTGCTCTTATTTTTAATGGATCCTATGTTGAGAACCTTTTTCTTGCAACTGCCATAAGTGCTAGTCACCAATGCTCCAGCAACAATATTTACTAAATACTATTAAGATGAAGCGTAAAACGAGATCATTATTGGAAGAAATTAATGCTATGTCACCAAAACGGGACAAGAAGCATATTGTTGAGTCGAATGCACAACAAGTGATAGTTACAGCGATAAACTTAATTAAGTTAATTAATGAAAGTTTTGATAGTGAAACTGCCGCTGACCTAAACAAGCGTTTGATTAATAGCATACGTACCAAAGATCCACGTAAGTTTCAAAGAGGTATTGGTAAAGTCGATGAAAATAGCAGACATATTAAGCGGGACTAAGCAGCGTAAAAAACGTGGACTTAGAGTCAGTAGATTAACAGGCAAAAGTCTTTTCAACAAAAAGACAAAGAACAAGCTACTTAAAAAGTATGTGAAAGAAGGCGGCAACGTCTTTCCTGGCACAACCGACTTTCCACACGAAAAAATACCCGATATTATGAAAACAATCAACAGTGTGTTGACAAAGACCAATAGTACTGCTATACCCATTGGATCGGGCGCAACACCAACTCCAGGTAAAGTAAGTGGAGACTTAGATATGATTGTTGATGTGGATCAACTCAAGCAACACTTCAATATGGAAGACGCTAAAGATGCTGACATCCGTAAAAAACTGCGACAGGTGTTTGACCTAGCAGGATTTAATACAGGACAAAGCGGTACTAGTGTACACGTAGAAGTAAAAAGCGGCGATGCTACGCACCAAGTAGACATTATGGTTGTACCTAATGCAGCCAATGCAGCACAATTTCATACACATAGTATTCCAAAAGGCAGTCCTTTCAAAGGTACCAACAAGCATCAACTGTTGAGTATTATTGCCAGAGAAAAAGGTATGCTGTGGAGTAACTATGTTGGATTGTTTAAACGTTTACCAAACGGTAAAAAAGATCCCAACGGACTTATTACCAGTGACATCAATGAGATTGCTAAATTATTATTAGGCCCTAATGCCCGAAAAGAAGATATGGGCAGTGTTGAATCTATCGTAGCAGCATTGGGCAAAGAAGGCGAACAGCTATTAGCAAACATCAGAGCAAATGATCCAAATTGGAAAGAACTTGACTAATGAGAGCCAATCAGTTTTTAACAGAAGCTACACAAAAAGGCAGAGAGTATAATCATCTCGAAGACCTTGTAACGTTTGAAGGCGCTAAAGGCGCACTCAAAGCAGCAGAAATACTACAGCGACTAGGACAAGACAGCAACGATGTAGCTATCAAATGGGATGGTAACCCTACACTGTTTTGGGGTAGAGAACCAGATGGTGAATTTGTAATGACTGGCAAAAACGGCTGGGGCAAAAACAAAACAACCAGCAGTCAGGGACTAGCAGACTTTGTTATGAGTACAGGCAAAGGTGAAGAATGGCGCAAAGACTTTGCCAGTGAAATGGCAGGAGTGTTTGATGTACTGGAAGCAAACACACCCGGTGATATGCGAGGATATGTATACGGAGACTTATTGTACAGTCCACGTAAGCCAATAGCAAGCTCACAAGCAGGATTACAGTTTACACCTAACAAAGTTACATACACTGTTGACCCCAACAGTGCGTTAGGCAAGCGTGTAGCGGGCAGCAGTGTGGGTGTAGTAGTACACACATACCACGATGCATTTGGAGATAACAATGGCACTGTTATTAAAGATACCAAAAGCCTAAACAGCAATGACGTAGTAGTACTAGGTCAAACATATGTAACACATCAGCCTAAGGTTGATACCAGTGTAGTTCAGGATATAGTTAGTACGGCGAATGCGAACGCACAAATAATAGACACATGGTTAGCGCCGGAACAGGGACTGAGTAGAAAAGATGCAATTCTCTACAACTATGTTAACCAAATGACCAAGCAAGGTAAGTTAGATCGTCTCAGGACAGGATTCTTCGATTGGCTAAAAACCAGCAAGGTCAGTGCAGGACAGCAAACTAAACTTATGGCAGGAGATGTCAAGGGATTGGATGCTATACTAGAATTAGTTGTTAAAATACAGTCAGCAAAGAACGATATTATTGATCAGTTAGATAGTGCTGGTGCAGATGTTATAGCAACTACAAAAGGTGAGCGTGGTGGCGAAGGATATGTTGCTACCAGAGATAAAATTAAGTTGGTTCCACGTCATCGTTGGCAACCAAACTTGTAAGGTAAATACTACTATGGAACAATATACAGCAAAGCAATGGGCAGAGATCGAAGGCGGTCACACTATGAGTGAAAACAAAAAAGGCTTGAGTCTTAGTTTTATAGGCAAAGAAGTTACTGAAAGTCGCATGTTCAGATCCAAGGGAAAAGTCGAAGGCACTAGTAATAGAGCGATGGCTGACCTTGCATTTATGAATATGTTAGCTTTGTATATTTTATATCATGAATATGATTTTGCCCCTGTTGCGAAATCATATGCTAAAAAGACAATACAAAACGGCAACTTTAATAATTTTAGAACTGGTGGCACTGATTTATACATGACTCTTAATAGCTTAAAAAACGGAACCAGTACTGCAAGAGAAAAAGATCAGATGCAGCAAGATAGAATTAATTTGCCTGAAGTAAAAATTAAAAACTTTTTAAATCAAATGAAAATGGGCAGACCAATTACTGGCCCACAAAGTTTTTTTATGCAATTAGAACGAGGTCTTGATATCCAAAACTCAAACTATCGTAGCATTAGAAGATTAACACAAGACTGGCCTCGATTAAATGGTATGCAAAAACAACTAGTAATTACTCGTATGTTACAGTATTTTAGAACAAATGCATTGCGAAGTGAGTTGTATAGTTTTATTAGAGATATGGCTCGCAGTCAAGGATTAGAAGTTAAGAATGCACATAACGCAGAATCACCAAAAATGCGTGGCAGTGACACAATGGCTAGTATTGCCGCGGCGGCAGCTGGAGCGGCTGGCGGATTTGCAGTAGGTAGAGCAATTGGACGTGGTGCCATTAAATGATAAATTATACGGCATTTACACTTGTAGATGTTACACAATCAGATGAAACTAGAAGCAAAAAAAACAACACTTTTGGATATCATCAACAACAAAATCACAATACATTAATACAAACAATTGGGCTAAGAAGTCAGCCTATAAACCCTGTAACCACTAGATTATTGACACAAGATATAGCTGAATATGGCTTTGGAAAACGGTATAAAGGACTACATACTGTATGGAGAATTGACTTTAGTATAGAGCATACGGATGTGTTTAAGTTCAAAGACAACGATATGTATCATTTAATGAATGACTGTGATGGAGTTGCGATTATTACCAAATTAGAAGAAACAGCAGAAATAAAAACTAAATGTTTTGAAACTGTCAACAAGAATTATATTAACATACTGTTTAACAAAACCTCCTAATCATTATAAATATTAGCATAGGCAAATACAAAGGCACACAACGGTACACTAAGGCACATAACTACGGAGTTAGTCACTAGCCTCCGATATCAAAAGGCATTAATAAATTCAATATGAAGATCCATCAACAGTTGACGACACTGGATGAATATAGAGAAGTAATACATGTCCGCTCTGGAACGAACAAACTTAGAAGCCCACGTAGATCTTTGTGCAGAAAGGTACAAGGGATTGGAAACACGACTGGACAAAGTTGAAGAAGCAGTGTCTGCTCTTCACAGCGCCGTTATTGAGATGCGCGAAGAAAATCTCAAAATGCATCAAGGTAGTAATAAAATACTAATCGGTGCAGCCGCTACTGTGACAGCAGGTATACTGTCAACCATTATCGTTCTGATAATGAATTAAATTTCCGTATAAATACATATATGAATTTAAATGAACTTAACACTACTGCCGCGCCTATAATTGAAGCTCAACTTGTTTGGGCTCGTAAGGGTAATAAGATTGCAAGAAAATATCGCTGTAGTGTTGGGCAACGTGCAGGTAGATTAGTAAGCAATCCCAGTCAATGCGGCGCTCCGATTGATATTAAGAAAAGAATGACCCTTCGGAGAACAAAAGCACGGATGGGCAAACGCATGACTCGTAAAGCACAAAAGACTAAAAAGTTTAATCCTGCTAGTAAAGCAGTGCAGAGACTAAACAAAGTGGGAAAACGCTAATGAAAATATTTGAAGTTATTGCAGAAGATAAAAAGACTTGGATGAAAGACGGTGTTGAAATGTGCAGCAAGGATTGTTGTGGACAACCTGTTACTGAATGTACATGTGGTCCAGATTGCGAACACTGTGACTGTTACAAGCTAAATGAAAGATACGGCATGAGCAATACTGGCGTCGCCGCGCAACGACAAGCTGCCGCAGATTATATTAATGTTAATAAGCGCATAAACAACAAAGCCGCAGATGCTAATAGAGAAATAAACATTGCTAATAAAAGTACTAACAGACGCATCAATAGACTACAGCGTAAACAAGCTACTGGTGTACCACAGCGTATACTAAATCCACAACAAGCACAGGCGCCGGAACAACAGTCATGAGAGCAATAACAACAAAAGGCGGAATTCAGACCTGGATCAACACCAGAGAAAATAGTTTCATTGAACAGTATTTTCAAACAGACAGTTTGCTGGAAGGTAAATCACTCAGTGAACGTGAGCTGTATATTGCCCAAAGCCTAGTAAGCAGAGGCGTACTAGACAAAGATGTGGATCAAGGCAAATCCAGTTACAAATTAAACATTAACAGGACTCGGAGAAATTAAATGGATCCCAATACTAAGGCTATGTATGATATTCTAAACAAATTAGGCAGTGTGGATAATACGTCACGTATAGTAGCTGAACGTGCTGAAAAAGATATAGATCTTAAAGTGGCAATTAATTCAAAAGTAACAGAAAATAGTGTTAGTGTACAAAACTATCGAATCGATATTGTACTGCAAGAATTTGCTGGTAAACAAAAGAAATTTTATAATGTTGTAGAAGGCAATAAAATTATTCATCAAGAGCTTGCACTATTTGAAACAGCAATGGGTGTTGTAAAAAATCTAATGAGTAATAAAAGTAGTAAAGTCAATGAGCTGGTCAGACATGATCATGATTACGCTAATAACTTATACGAAGTGTATGCTCACAATTTCAGAATTAAAAGCGGCAAAATTAACGAAGATATCGCTGTTGCTAAATTAAGCAATGCTAAAGAAAAAATGCAGCATGCCAAAAATAAAATACTACAAAAACTATAAATACAATATATAGAACGGGAACAAACACATGTATCTAAATGATTTAAACAGTGCAAAACACAATGTAGAAAAGCTAAACCGTGTTCTAGCAGATAGTTTTAACCATGAGGTTGACTTATCTTCAATGAACATGGAAAGCCTAAAACGTATGTTGAACACTACAGAAGCTAAAATGATAGCTATTAAAGAAAGTGATCTCCAATACTGGGAGAACGCACAGTACAACAAACTAGGACTTATCCAACATCAGCTTAAAACTTATATCAATGAAGTTGCTCCGGTGCGCAGTGGTAAAACAATGCGAAACAGAACAAACGAAAGTTGGTTACAAGAGAGTGATCTTGAGCAAGCAGAAGTTATGCTAGCTGCTCAAGAGCTTGTTGACGAAGTTCAAAAAATGGTAGAAAATATTGCAGAAATGCAAGTACAAAAACTCATGCCAATTGTTGACGCTATGAAAGAACAAGTTGGCTTTGAACAAGCCGAAGCGTACAATAATGCAATGGACGGCGCATTAGGTGCTTTGTTGGATCAGGCCAAAGCAGCAAAAGAACTAGCAGAAAATGCCACACTAGCTGCTAGAGGAGAAGCTCCAGCAACACCAATGCCAACAGACATGGCAATGGACGCACCAGAAGATGATATGGATGTAGATGTTGACACAGGAGACGACTTCGAAGCAGATGATGCAGCCGCAGGCGAAGAAAACACTATTGGCAGAGAACTAAAAGGCGAAAGTGCTATCCGTAGTATGGAGATGGGTGCGTTAGCTGAAAAAAAGTTTTTAGAGAGTAAAGACAAACTCTTTAAAATGGTCGAAAGCGGAACTATGTCACATGATCAGTTTATTAATATTATTAATGAATTAGATTCAACAGGTATCCAAAAAATGCCAGGTAAGATGACTCCGAAGATTGCAAAATTTTTGGGATTAGACAAAGAAACACCTGCTACTAATAATGTAGGTACAATGCGCAGTATAGGGCAACCTCAGGCTGATGCAGGCGGATACGACGAAGTAAAGCCACAACGCAGACCTAATACTATGGGGATGCGTAGTACACCTTCCACAGGCGGATACGACGAAGTAAAGCCTCAAAACAGAAACACTGCAGGCGGATACGACGAAGTAAAGCCACAACGCAGAAATGTTGCAGCTATGAGGTCAAAGTAAATGCTAATTAACGAAGTTATAGTAAAAGAAGATCAAGTTGAGGTATTAAATGTTCTGGAGGAAATAATCACCAGAGCAAAAGCCAATGGCAAAACTAAAATACCAACCAACATGGTTCTTGCTAAACTTCGTGCAATGGGATTTAGTATCGACATCAAAAGTTTACTTGATCTACTAAACAATATTACAAGTGTCGGATCAAGCAATAAAAAAGACATCACACTGGATACAGCGTTACCCCGTTCTAACGTTGATCCAGCTGATGACACTGTGGAAAAGATGGCTAAAAAGCAAATGAATAAGGATGACGAACTGTGACGTACTATATTAACAAACAAGAAGCCAGATCAATGGCTAGAGCAGATCTCACAATATTCAATGAAGTAAATGCAATAATGAAGCAGATCATTACCGATGCAGGAAATGGTCTGTACGAAACTACTGTCAGTGATGGCACTACAATGACAGAGAGTACACCAACAAGTACAATTACTGGAACACAAGTTAACCCAACAATCACAGGCACACCTACGCTAATAATTGCTGGAGTTACAATCACATTGGGCACAAGTGGAACTAATTTAAATGCAGTAGTAGCCGACATTAATGATGCCGGTGTAACAGGACTAGTGGCCAGTAAAGACGCTGGCAATAACTTAGTTTTATCTTATACACACCCACAACAAGCTAGCTGGAGTGTAGCAATTGGTAGTGGAACTGCAAATGCAGACCTGGGATTAACAGCAGGAACAACATCAGCTACAAATCCAAGTAGTGTTGATTACTTTAGTGTGTGGCAAGGCGTGACCAACGACAGAGCTAAAACTGATCAAATGAATCAAGTTATTAGTTATTTTGAAAACTTAGGCTACACCATTAGCAGATTAACAAACACTGCTACAAACAAAACTTTCAAATGGGTAATTAGTTATTGACATCACATACTGTTAGTGTTACACTAGCAACATGTTAAAAATTACCACACCATACCCGTATAAAGAATTTAAACGTAAAAGTGTAGGCGGCAAACGTCTATACGAAAACCCTTATGGCGATCCTGTGCCTAGTGTGACTACTATCCTCAGTAAAACAAAGGATATGACACACCTCAATGCTTGGAAAAAGCGAGTAGGTGAAAAGAAAGCACAGGAGATTGTAACTGAAGCTGCTGGTGTAGGTTCAATAATGCACGAAATGTTGGAAGCGTGGAGCCTTAATCAAGAGTATACAGGCAAGAACATGCTACAAGCCAAGATGATGGCAGAGACCGTTATTAAAAACGTTGAAGCTGACATTGACGAAGTTTGGGGCAGTGAGGTAAACTTGTGTTACCCAGGACTATATGCAGGAACCACTGACTTGGTGGGCATATACAAAGGACGTCCAACTATTATGGACTTTAAACAAACAAATCGTCCTAAAAAGCGTGAATGGATTGACGATTACTTTATGCAAGCTGCCGCTTATGGAATGGCACACAACGAAGTGTTTGGTACAAAGATTGAACACACTGCTATCTTTATGTGTAGTCGAGATTGTGAATGGCAACTGTGGGAAGCAGGACCAGAAGAGTTTAAAGTTTGGGAAGAAAAATGGGCAAACAGGGTAGCAGAGTTCTACAACTTGTCATAAATACTGTATCAGGAGCAAGCAATGGCAGACACACGAATCAGTAAAATTAAAGTTAGGCAAGGTGATTTTTCAGACTTGCCAGTATTAGATCCAGGTGAAATTGGATATGCGAAAGATGTTAGGCGTTTATTCATCGGCAACGATACAGTAAACGTAGGAACTGCCAATGGTGTACTTACACAGTTTGTAGTACCAATTGCTCTTAGTCAACCAAATATTGTAACAGTGTTTGTAAACGGCTTCGTACAAGATCCTAGCATTTATAGTATTACAGGCACTACACTAACTTTTCCAAGTGCTCCAGCAAGCGGAGCAGTGACAGTTGGATTCAATAGTGAAATTGAAATTGACAGTGATGTAACACAAATTGATCAAGTGCAATTAGCTGCTAATGCTAGTAACAGTGATACTGGATTTAGTGTCGACACCACAGGACATAATATTGCTATTATCGATTATACATTAGAAAGCACAAACGGTGTAAGAGTTGGACAGATTCGTATGGCCACAGACGTTAGTGCAGCCACCAGTACAATCGACGACAGTTATACAGAAACTGCTACAATCAATGTGCAGTTTAACGTAGACATATCTGTGGGTTCGACGATGAAATTACAATACTCAGATTTTGACAACTTAATCAGCAAATTTAAATATACATATAAACTTTGGAACAGCAATTAAACCATAGAGCTTGGTTTGAATCTCCCAAAAATCGATTAGCGATGTGGCGAGAATTCAGACGAAGCCTAGACATCGATAATACACTAGAAGTCTGTCAAACTGTAATGGATTGGTGGAAAAGTGCGCCTATAAGTAGCATGACGATAGACCCGGTTGACCACAGAAGTTGGCCTACGCCTTGGGAGATGTTGCACAAAGGAGATTTTTGTGAGGACAGTCTTGCACTAGGAATGGCGTACACTATATACTATGCTAATAATAAGATACCGATTGAGTTGGTATTTGTACAAAACAAAAAAGACAGTATACAACGCCTGTGTGCTATTGTAGCAGAAAAACACCTGCTTAATTATACACATGGTGTCATAAGTAATAGACCAACCACAGATACAATTGTCTACAAGATAGACATTGACAATGTGGTGAAAAGCAGTTATTAATATAAGAATGATGGAGAGGTAAACAATAATGAGCGAAATTCAAGTAATCAAACGAAATGGTAGTAAAGATACATTAGACTTAGAAAAGTTACACAAAGTAGTATTTCATGCATGCAGAGATATTAATGGCGTAAGCCCAAGTGAAGTAGAAATTAAAAGTAGTTTACAGTTTTATAATGGTATCACCAGTAGTGAGATTCAAGAAACGCTTATTAAAAGTGCAGCTGATTTAATCAGTGAAGACACGCCAAACTATCAATGGGTAGCTGGACGACTAATTGTGTATCATCTACGCAAAATGGTATATGGCAGTTACGAACCTTATCATCTATTAACTATAGTCAAAGACAATGTTGCAGAAGGATGGTATGATCCTGCACTGTTGGAAGATTACACAGAAGAAGAATGGAACGAACTAAACGATTACGTCAAACATGACAGAGACGAAAACTTTACCTATGCTGCGATGGAACAATTCCGCGGTAAGTATCTAGTACAAAATCGTGTAACAAAAGAAATCAAAGAAACGCCACAAGTGGCATACATGTTGATTGCGGCTACACTGTTTGCAAACTACGATAAGTCTAATCGTTTACGTTGGGTAAAGGATTATTACGATGCAGTTAGCAATTTTTCTATTAGTTTGCCTACTCCTGTTATGGCAGGTGTACGCACTCCGCAACGCCAATTTAGTAGTTGCGTTCTTATCGAATCTGATGACAGCCTTGATAGTATTAATGCTACTACCAGTGCCGTTGTCAAATACGTATCACAAAAAGCAGGAATTGGTATCGGAGCCGGAAGTATACGGGCTCTCGGATCTCCCATACGTCGAGGTGACGCCTATCACACCGGAGTCATTCCATTTTTTAAAATGTTCCAAAGTGCTACAAGGAGTTGTAGCCAGGGTGGTGTGCGAAACGGTGCCGCAACCTTATATTACCCCATATGGCACTATGAAGTAGAAGACCTGCTTGTGCTAAAGAACAACAAAGGCACAGAAGAAAATCGTGTGCGTCAAATGGACTATGGTGTCCAATTTAGTAAGTTGTTTTATGAAAGACTGATCAATAACGGACAAATTACACTGTTTAGTCCAAGTGATGTTCCTGGACTGTATGAAGCATTTTTTGCAGACCAAGACAAGTTTAAAGAGTTATATGAACGTGCAGAACGTAATACAAAACTACGTAAGAAAACTATTAGTGCAACTGAGCTATTCAGTATGTTTATGGAAGAGCGTAAAAACACAGGACGCATTTACTTACAGAACGTAGACAATGCAAACACGCACAGTTCGTTTAAACAAGATGTAGCACCAATCAGACAAAGTAACTTGTGTGCAGAGATTGACCTGCCAACTAAACCTCTTAACGACTTCAATGACGAAGAGGGTGAGATTGCATTGTGTACACTAAGTGCAATCAATTGGGGCAATATTAAAAAGCCAGAAGACTTTGCAAAGCCATGCGAACTAGCAGTGCGTGGTCTTGATGCATTATTAAGTTATCAGAACTATCCAGTTAAAGCCGCAGAACGTGCTACAGCAGGTAGACGTCCTCTTGGTGTTGGTATTATTAACCTAGCATACTGGATGGCAAAGAATGGCATGACATACAGTAATCCAAACTTGGAAATGATTGATACATTTGCAGAAGCATGGAGTTACTATCTAATCAAAGCAAGTGCAGACCTAGCAGTGGAGCAGGGTGCATGCTTGTGGAATGAAGAAACAAAATATAGTGAAGGTCTTACGCCTAATCAAACATACAAACAAGATGTAGATGAACTAGTACCACACAAAGAACGCATGCCGTGGAGAGAACTGCGTGATCAATTAAAACGCACAGGTATTCGTAACAGTACACTAATGGCACTTATGCCTGCTGAAACATCGGCACAGATTAGTAATGCTACAAACGGCATTGAGCCGCCACGTAGCCTGGTAAGTGTTAAGCAAAGTAAACATGGCGTACTCAAGCAAGTTGTGCCTGGTATCCATCACCTTAAAAACAAATACGAATTGCTGTGGGATCAACGAAGCCCAGAGGGTTATATGAGTATCATGGCAGTATTGCAAAAATATATTGACCAAGGTATCAGTGTAAACACCAGCTATAATCCGGTGTTCTATGAAGACGAAAAGATCAATATGAGCGAAATGCTAAGACACTTGATGATCTTTTACAAATATGGCGGAAAGCAATTGTACTATTTTAATACGTTTGATGGACAAGGCGAAATAGATATTGACAAACTCAATGAATCTGCTAATATAGAAGTCACAGACGAATATCTATTAGAAGAAGAAGCCTGCGATAGCTGCACAATTTAAGGAAATAACATGAGCGTATTAAATCAAAACCAACGGAACAAGCACCTCGACAGTTTAATGTTTTTGGATCCAAACGGCGGTGTAGATATCCAACGTTATGACACATTGAAATATAAACAGTTTGATAAACTAACAGACAAACAACTAGGATTCTTTTGGCGTCCAGAAGAAGTAGACGTACTCAAAGACAGTGCAGACTTTAAACAGCTAACAGAACATGAAAAGCATATCTTTACAAGTAATCTTAAAAGACAAATCTTGTTGGACAGTGTACAAGGTCGTGCACCAGCTGACAGTTTCAATCCACTAGTTAGTTTGCCTGAATTAGAAAACTGGGTAACAACATGGACGTTCAATGAAACGATCCACAGTCGCAGTTACACACATATTATTCGTAATGTATACAGTAATCCAAGTATCGTATTCGACGAGATGATGGATATTAGTGAAATTATGGATTGTGCAGGCGATATTAGTAAGCACTACGATGATCTTATTGAAATGGGTATGTGGTATAACCTACTAGGTGAAGGAACACACACAGTCAACGGTAAGAAAATTACAGTGGACAAATATGAACTTAAAAAACTAATCTGGAAAGCTATGATGAGTGTAAACATCCTTGAAGGCGTTCGCTTTTATGTGTCGTTTGCATGTAGCTGGGCATTTGCTGAACTTAAAAAGATGGAAGGCAATGCTAAGATTATTAAACTTATTTGTAGAGATGAGAATGTACACTTGGGTAGTACCCAAACGTTACTTAAACTGATGCCCAAAGATGATCCTGACTTTGCTCGTATCCAACAAGAAACTCAGGACGAAATGGTACAACTATTTGTAGACGCAGTAGACCAAGAAAAAGCATGGGCTGACTATTTGTTCAAAGACGGATCGATGATTGGCCTTAATGCACAACTGTTGCACGAATATGTTGAATGGACTGCCAATAAGCGTATGACCGCTGTAGGACTACCTAGCCCATACAAAGGCGGAAGTAATCCTTTACCGTGGACTGCTAAATGGATTGCTGGTGCAGAAGTACAAGTGGCACCGCAAGAAACAGAAATTAGTAGTTATGTTATTGGCGGTACTAAACAAGATGTTAATGGTAATACATTCTCAGGTATGAAGCTATGATCACAGTATACAGTAAACCACTGTGCGGATACTGTGACATGGCCAAAGACTATTTAAAGAAAAACAATATCCAGTACGAAGAAATACGAGTGGATACCAATCCAGAAGCTCGGGAGTTTCTCATCAATGAAGGGCATAGAACTATGCCTCAAATTTATCATGATGGTAAACTCTTAGTAGCAGGTGGAGGTATGGCGCTTGTACGTATGGACCCAAACCAAGTAAAAAAACTCATAGGAGAAGTTGTAGATGTTGGTGATTTCAAACTTTAAAAAAGGTGATGTGATCACCGTAAAACTAAGCACAGGGGAAGAACTAGTGTCACGATTCGAAAGTTCTAACTCAGACGAACTTAAACTAGTAAAACCCACTGTGCTTACACTTAATCCTCAGAATGGACAAGCAATGCTTATTGCATGGCTGATGAGTATTGATGCACACAACAGTGAACCGGTTAGTGTCAAAGGCAGTCAAATTGTAGCAACAGCAAGAACGATTAAATCTCTTGCAGACAGTTACATGCAAAGCACTAGCGGAATTGCACCTGCAAGTTCATTAGGCGGGTTAACCGAGAGTTTAAAACTCTAATAAATAGTAGTATGAATTACGTACACAGACAATTTGATTCGAGAGCATGCGGCGCAACGACTATAACTCGTGTTCCTAATGTTAGAGTTAACGGAAGATTTATTAGTATAGATGGCGATGTTAACAATCACGGATCGGGTGGATTGATAGCAAGCGAAACTGTTGGCAAAGTTAGAGCAATGAATATACCTGTTATTGTTTTAAATAATAACGCAAACGCAGACAATCTTTGTCCCGGAGGTTCTCATTGTAATCCTAAAGCAACCACTGCTAGTCCTAATGTACGAGCAGGGGGCGGTTAATGAGTTTCAAAGATTTTGCGTCAGGTTTGCAAAATGCAAACGACTATTTAGATGCACGACATCATATTAGCGGAACACTTGCTGCTGGTGAAGATGCGGCTAGGATAGTAACACAGGCACAGTATAGTTTCACACTCAGAGAACTGTTATGTCAAGCACTTAGCGGAAATGGTATAAAACTACCAAATGTGCAATTATGTTTACATGCTAATATCCAAGAACTACTAAAACTTCCTAACATTCAAAGCGAAATAGCTGATGCATTAAACAATCTATTAGGCAGTGTAGAAAGTTTTATGGATCATACTAAGATAGACAGTGTGCTAGGCAGACTAAACCTAGTGCTAGCAGAAGCACAAAATGTTGCAAACTTAATTAATTTCTGTAGTGCTCCGGTTAATCCTATTGCTATTCCGAATATGTTAGAACGTGCCATGGGCAGCTTCTTAGGCGCAGGTAAACAACTTGCAAATGATATCGGAAGTATAGACCCGGGCAACATGTGTGCATGTATTAGTACAAGTGGCGGCTTTAATGCTAGTGTATTTAATGGCGGAGTGCTAGGAAATATAGCAAATCAAATTGATGCAATTACAAACGGTAGTTTAATTCAAAGTGAAATAGATAATATTGTATCACAAGTTAGTGGTATTGGAGATAGAATGTCCAATATGATTAACTTTGAAAACAGCATATCCGGATCGTATGCACCAGGCGGGAGCCAATTTGCTACACCAGATAGCAATTGCAATAGTGAAATTGGAATGTTGCACAATCCGGGTAACGGACCGATAAGTGGAAATAGTAGACTTACTAGCCAGTTAAAAAGTTTATATGATAGACTAGCTGCTTATCCGGTGCAGTACAGCTTAGGCGAAGCGACAGGCGCTGGACACCAATACGATCAAAACGGCAACAGAGTCTTTGGTGGTGATATTATTGAATATCCTAATATTTTTCATTTATTATTAGACGATGAAATGTTAGCACTATTAAAAGCAGCAGATGATCCGCAGCCAAACATAGACACACAGACACCGGTGTATGACTATTGTGGAAATATCATTGGTTATACAGCTGAATACACTCAACAAGAAATAGAAACTAGTGCTGGAAATACGCCTACAGTTCCTAATAGTCCTGGATTTAGAGCAGGAGGATTTATTACAGATGGCACAACTACTGCAGGTAGTAGTAACGCTGTTAGTGGCACTACTGTAATTAATAATTTTAATAATAGTGGAAGTAATTTATATCTTGTTAGTAGTGAGGAAGGTATGTTAGCCTTACAAACCAACACAGATGATATTGTTGTAAGAACAGACATTTTAACTATTTTTACTAGAAAAGACAGTGGGCTCAATAATAGCGGAACGCTTTCTGATTATCAACAAGCAACCTCTACATTATTTGATTTCTTATCAAATTTGAATACCGAAACTCAAAGTGGAATAGTTGTTAAAGATAGTGGCACAAGTAAAGCTAGAAGTGTTGAAGGCACTAGCGGCCAAACTCGAGTTATTAACGGAGACGGCTTGGGCGGCAATATCAAAGTTGAATTAGAAGAAAATACAAGAATACCAGGAACTGCCGCTATTAAAATACCAAGCGGATCAACTGCACAGCGACCGAATACAGAAGTAGGCGAAATACGTTACAATACAGACAGCGATAGAATAGAAGCATATTTTGGCCCAAGCACTACTTGGCAGAGTTTAGCTATATTACCAGACATATTATCTAGTAGTAGTTTTATAAGTAATATCGGCAGTGGCAAAGAAATATTCAAACAAACTTTAAACAACAACAGTGAGTTACGTTCCTTAACTAGCAGTAGCAGTATTCAGTTAACACAAAACAACGATGATATTTTTATTAGCGATAATCTTACAGCAAGTAATGTTGGAAGTGGCGCAAATTTATTTAAAACCAGGAATACTGATAATTTTCAGTTTAAAACAATCACAAGTGTAGACAGTAGTGTAACAATCACACAAAATACAGACACTGTCGATATTAGTGGCGACCCAAATGTGAAGAAATCTTCAATAACAACCACCGACGCCGGCGCAACAGATGTACAGTTCAACAATGGATATACGCAGCCTGCTAGCGGAAAAACTTGGTTCTTCACAGCATTTGCAATAGGTCGTGCTAATACAGGACAAGTGCAGAGTTTTAAAATTGAAGGCACAGTTGATAATCAAACAGGTACTCCTACTATTGTTGGTAATAGTATTATGAAAACAGATTACCAACGTAGTACAAGCGATGCAATAACAGCAATATGGGATCCAATGGTCGCATACACAACAGGAGAAGCTGTTGAATATGACGGCAACATATACGAAGCTAATACCGCTGTTGCTGGTAACGAACTAAGTCCCGATCAAAACAGCAACTGGACTGTGACCTACACAGGCTGGAACTTTACTGCACAGATAGTCAACAATAATTTCCGTGTTAAAGTAAAAGGCGATGCCACTGCCGCTAGCGTTGATTGGGACGTTAGATTTACATTCCTAGAAGTATAAATACTGTGTCAAGCAGAAAATCAATCTTTTTTGTCTTTTTCGCTTGACATTCGAGTCGTCTTGCCATAAACTCTTACTATACAAGAAGCTATGGACAGACGTCATGGCACAATTATTGAACTAAAGAATAGGCAAGATGAAAGGCATAAAACAATGAGGTCGAAAGACACTGGCAACGGAAGGCGTATACTGGCAAAAGTAGAGGTCCCATTAAGCGTAGAAGATATTACAACATATGCATTGCGATATCTAGTAGAAGTTGGCGACGATGATCCTACGGATACAATTGCTAACAGCAACAAAAGAGAAATATTTAATATGGCAAAGAACGCTATATTCCGTTGGGGCACCGAAGAACCTAAAGTATATGTTGCAGAACATATGAACGGTAATTTTCAACCAATTCATCAAGTGGTAAAATTTAAATTTCCAGAGTGCGATTGATGAGCAATATTATTGACTTTGTAAAAGAACGTGCAAAACGTAAAAGCGGAATACATGATCCAAGGCTACTAGAAGATATCATTGACACTGGATTTGATCCAAGTGACCCAGTTGAATTGGACAACTATTACAGTTGGAAGAACTTCGAAGGACAACTGAACGAAACACTGTATACAGATGATGCATGGACAGATGAAGCTATTAAGCGTTTACTAGCAGACATCAAAGCAGTAGATCCAGATCAATCGTATCCGTATACTGTAACCATTGATGCGAACTTTGATGATACATATGAATTTAATTTCAATTTAGACGATGAAAAAGGTTGACACTAAGACGTCTTGATGCTAATATGTATGTATAAGTTAGATACAACGGAGAAGAAATATGCAAGTAGCAGTAATACACACAGCGTTCGAAGATACACCACGTACAGTAGCATTTGTTGATGTACCAGAAGAAATCTCAGCGTTTGGCACTACAGATGAATGTTTAGAATATGCATACCGTTGGACAAATAATATTATGGGTAGTTGGAGCCGTAACGATATCGAAAACAACGGCGACCATAACCCTAACGTAACTGTTATGGCACCATTGAACGAAGGTGGCATGGGACTACGGTCAACATCGATGGGAGACCAGATGTTGATTGGCAATAAGAAATATAAAGTCGCAATGTGCGGCTTTGAGGCAGTATAATACAGGAGCAGTATTTGGGAGGATACAAGCAACGGGCACGAGCCCACCCATTACTCAACTGAAAGGAACCCTCATGAGTAACATTCGTAAACAAATCGCAATCGAATTTGTAAAGATTGCATACAACGCTACAAAAATCATTGCAGTATCAATGACAGCACTAATATCCTGCATTGGATTGATGTATCTAATTGGCTGGCGAGGCGACACTGCCTTGTTTGGCGGCATGTTAGTATACTTGGTCATGGGTGCAGTGTGGTGCATGTTTGATTCAGCAAAGCACACAGCTAAGATGAAGGAGAAATATCCAGACTTAGAACTGTAAAAAAATTACAAGTCATTGAAGTGCAAGGATTCTTTCTTGCACTTTTTTGTTGACAACAAGACATCTTGGTGCTAAACTGTATGTATAAGTTAAACAAAACGAGGTACTAACAATGCAAGCGATTCATTATTCCAGCTACACTGCATACACCACTGCTAGAGCACAACAAGGACTGCAAGTTATTCCAGAACGTTTGTTTGATGCTCTTACAGCAGAAGAAAAGATGCATAACCAATTTAAAGCGGATATGAAATCCTTTATTGCACTAGATGAAAACAAAGATACAGATGGTGGCATTAATTGGAACTTTATCGATAGTGATATGTTTGCTAAGTGGAGTGTGTTGTTAGACGGTGAAAATTATACTAGCTGGTTCGAGCATGCCGCAGATGAAATTGAAGGAGCAATGGTTTGATACGGATTTTTAATTCAGCTGTACCCGGCGAGCGTATTATAGACTTTAGCGAAGTTAATGTTGTGACACAAAAGATTGACTATAATGCAAAACCTTATATACTGTTTGAGCATAAGGATTATCCACTTGGTGCATTACGTGCTGAGTATGATGGTTCTTATTGGCAGTGTGATTTAGACTAGGAGACCAAATATGGTACAAGAACTTCAAGATATCCAAACACTTGAAAATGCAATCATTGCATTTCAAGAAGGTGCAAGTGATGAAAAGCGAATGGCATTATATTCGCTAGAAAATATGATTGCAACAAAGAAAGCAATTGTTGAAGAGTTTGAAAAGCAAGCTCCGGACTATCAGTTTCAACTTGACATTTAACAATTTCTATATTATATTATGCGTAATTAGGAGCGTACATAATAATGAATAAGACTACCTACGAAGTTGAAACTGTATTTTACAATACCCACGGCGGCGTTAAGACAAAAAACTTTGATTTGTTTAGTTCTAAAAAACAGGCAGTAAGTCACATGAACGGACAGATTAAACAAAAAAGCTATCTGGTGCAACGTGGTAAAATCAAAGACGGAACTGTACAACTAGTTGACGAACACGGAAAAGTCAGAGAACAGTTGAGTCTTGGCGAACTAATATAATCAAGAGGCAGAACTATGAAACATTTTATTGCAGCAGTAGTGTTGTTGTTATCAGCCGCTCCATTACCGGCATCAGCTCAGAACTTTGAACTGGAAAAACTATTCCCACAGGTGCAGTGCATGGCACTGAACATATACTATGAAGCAAGAGGAAGTAATTTAGCAGACCAAGCCGCAGTAGCAGACGTAGTGCTAAATCGTGTAAATGACACACGTTATCCTAATACAATCTGCGAAGTAGTCAAACAAGGATTGCAAGATGCTAACGGGAATATGCGTCGAAACAAATGTCAATTCAGTTGGTACTGTGACGGAAAACACGATAAGCCACAAGACGAGGATCGTTGGGTAGAAGCACAATCAATTGCATGGAACATGGTGGAAGAAAACAAATATCGCGGTATTACAGAAGGTGCTACACATTATCATGCAGACTATGTAGAACCACGCTGGGCCTCAACGCTACAACTAGTTGGACGAATAGGCGCACACATTTTTTATCGTTGGGAGTAATACTCCTAGCATAAATATATGTATGCTAATAAACGAAATCATATCACACGAACTTAATGAGGGTCCAAATGACCCTCATATTTTTAAAGCAGTATTCCTAGCAGGAGGACCCGGCAGTGGCAAAAGCTACGTTGCCGGTAAACTTTTGAGTGGGTTTGGTTTGAAAACTGTAAACAGTGATGATATTTACGAATATTTGGCTAAAAAACAAGACTTGGATTTAAGTGACCCAGATCAAGTTTACAGTGACAGAGGACAGGAAGTACGTAATCGTGCAAAAGAACTTACTATGTCACAGCAAGCCGGTTATCTTCATGGCAGACTTGGTTTAATTATTGACGGTACCGGTAAGAACGTTGATAAAGTAAAAAAACAAAGTGAGTCTCTTAAATTGCTAGGGTATGAAACAATGATGTTGTTTGTAAACACTAGCGAAGATGTAGCGCAAGCACGTAATACGCAACGAGCTCGTCGATTACCTACTAAAGTTGTTAACCAAATGTGGAATCAAGTACAAGATAATATCATGGGCTTCCAACAAGTATTTGGTGCAAGTAATTTCTTTGTAGTTGATAACAGCGGCGGACAAGAAGATCCAGAGCGTAAACAAAACTTTGAACAGATTTATAAAAATGTTAGAAACTGGGTAAACACCCCTGTACGCAATAGACAAGCAAACGCTTGGCTAGCAATTCAGTCAAAATCCGATAAATAGTATAAAGTAATAAAGGATTTTGCAATAAATGTATACATACCAATGCAGCATAATACGAGTAATAGACGGGAATACCATTGATGCAATTATTGATCTTGGATTCAACGTTACTATAAGACAACGGATTAAATTATATGGCGCTAATGTATTAGATGTTCGTAGCAATAACGAGCAAGACAGAAGCAAGGCCGTAGCGAGTAAAAATCGACTAACAGAGCTATTAGGTAATGAATTTATATGCGAAACCATTTTAAATAAAAGAGGTAAAGCAGGACGTATAATGGGAAAACTTTATACCATCGACGCCGCAGGTACAAAATCTGACGTGGGCGAGAAGATGATAGTTGAAGGCTTCGCTGAGAGATTCGGGGACTAAAATGATTTTTGGAATATTAGTAATGTTTATTGCACTGTGTATCAGTGCCGTAGCAATATATTATAGTGTAGCAGGACTGGTCGCAATTTTTGCCGCCGCTGCATTGCCGATTGTAATTATGGGAGGTGTATTAGAAGTCGGTAAACTTGTAACCGCTGTATGGCTACACCGATATTGGCAGAAATCGGCGTGGTGGCTCAAAACTTATCTAAGTATATCAGTTGTTGTACTCATGTTTATTACAAGCATGGGTATTTTTGGATTCTTATCCAAAGCACACATCGAACAAACTAGTGCTGCAAATGAACAAGTAGCACAACTGGAAAGAATGGAAGACGAAATAGTTCGTCAACAAGACATTATTGCTAGAGCAGAAGCACGTATTGTCAAAGGCGAAGCTGATGCTGATAACCAGGACGTAGGCATTCAAGATAAGATTGATGCTGAACAAGCTCGAATCGACAATGCGTATACTAGACGTCAGCCTAGTATCGATGAACAGCAAGCCATTATTACAGCACAAGAAAACGCACTAGCAAATCGTGTAGCGGTATACGAAGATGAAATTGCCAGTTTGGATACCGAATTAGCAAGATTAAATGGTGTAGTTAACAGCTACAGAGATGAACTACAAGGCACTAGTGTTGCTAGTGTTGAGGAACAGGTACAGCCTTACAGAGATCAAATTGCACAGTTGGATATAGATTTAGAACGTATCAACACACAAGCAAATGAGTATGAGGCACGTATCAGCAATATTGATATAGACACAAGTGCAGTTGATAGTTTGAAAGCACAAATTGCCGCAGTTGAAGAATCTATTGTTGTTACTACAAATAAACTACAAAGTACTGAACGTGCTAAGATACAAGAAGGCCAAGCAGTTATAGGTGTAACTAGTGATGGTCTTTTTGGAGGTAATACACGTAGAGCTTTACAGACTTGGGTCGAAGCACAACAAGCACGAATTGCACAATTACAATCACAAGAAACACAACTAAGAACACAAGCACAAACCACAGTCGATGCTGAACGTACTCGACTCACTGATCTGGTAAAAGACCTGCGTGGCACACAAACAACACGTATCGACGAGCGTAAGCAATCGTTGTTGGATACTATCGACACTATACGAAACGATGCAGCTAGTGGATTAGACACAACAAAAGCAAACATACAAGCGAAGATAGACAGTGTACTAACTACAGATATTCCTACTAACAGAGAAGCACGTAAAACTGCACAAAGCACAATTACAGAATTGCGTAATAAAGAAGATCCTAGAATCGAAAGTGCTAGAATAGAAATAGCTAGAATACGTGCAGTTGCAGAAGACGAGATTGCAAATAGCCAAACAGTTATACAACGACTGAGAGATCAAATACAAGTTGGCGATAATGTTGATTTAGATACACTTATTGATGAACAAAATGAACGTGTCAGACTTGCAAACAATGAAATTGATAGTATAATTGAAACAAAGTTTGCACTACAAGCAGAAGCACGTAAACTAGAAGCAGAAGTTGGTCCAGTAAAATACATTGCTGAATTTGTATATGGCGGAGAAGCAGATAGAGATATACTAGAGGAAGCAGTACGTTGGGTTATACTTACAATTATATTTGTATTCGATCCACTGGCAGTTATGTTATTGATTGCAGCACAGTATACGTTCGAATGGAATAGAAAACCAAACGTAAAAAAGTCAGCACCGGTGCAAGAAGATCCAGTGCAAGAAGATCCAGTATACGAAGATGTCGATCAACAACTTATAGACGACGAGTTTAAAGATAGTGATATCGAAGAGTTATTAGAAAAAGCAGACCCTGAAGTTTTACAAGAGGTTGCCAATGAACTTGAAAAAGAAGTTGACAAAACACCATATGACCCGTATACTGACAATAGAGAAGACAGTGAACTTAATGCACAGCAATTAAGTCAGAGACATAATATGAAATTATATAGTCCTGATGGAAGACTTGCTGGTTCAGGAAAAACTATCAAAAGTATAAAAATTAAAAAGGATTAAACATAAACCCAATGAGGGAAAATGCAATTTTTACAGTAACACCGCCGGAACTAATGCTTCCTTCAAGTGGGCCAATGGTGACAATCGTAAGTTCAAATATTAAGTTTGTACAAACGATAGAAACATTATATGATAATATTTTTAATACAGTAAGTGTAGTATTATATCATCCAAACGGAAAAATTACAGATAAAAACTTAGCATGGATGCTAAGTGTTATGCGTCTGAGTGACACTGTTTATGTAGACTTAGACGATCTGGACGAATTAGGCATTGCATTGGTTTTAACTGCGGATACTAAAAATGTATACATAAATGAAAAAAATAAAAAGTCAGGAGTAGTGAAAATATTGAATAGTATAGGTAAACAAATTTTTGAAAGTGTAGATGATTATAGTGAGTTTGTAATCGAGGGATTAGATTACGATGCGTAAACAAGCAGAAACTCGTAAACTAATTAATAAAGATATCAAGCATTCCAATCTCAGAGTTATAAAAGAAGATGGACAACAACAGATATTGTCTCGATACGATGCAGTAAAACTCGCAGAAAATCATGGTAAAGATCTTGTTGTTATAAATGAAAAAGCAGAACCTCCTATAGCTAAACTATTAGATGCAGGTAAATACTTTTACGAACAAAAACGTAAAGAAAAAGAAGCAGCCAAACGACAACGTGAAAGTCAAATTGTCGTTAAAGAAATGCAGTTTAAACTGGGCATTGGCGACAACGATTTTGAAACTAAACTAAAAAACATAGATAAATTTTTAGACAAAGGCAACAAGGTTAAGTGTGTTATACGCTACAGAGGTAGAGAAAACGCTAATAAACAGCAAGGCTTCGGGATTATGGAGCGTATTGCAGATAGCCTTGAAAATAGTCACTGGGACGCTAATCCCAGTTTAAACGGAAACCGCCTAATAGGCATATTAACGAGGAAAGAATGAATAAAGATTATAAAAAACCGTCATACGAAAAACGTGGATTATATGTAGAGGTACGTGGTAATGACGTAGCTCGTGCATTACGAAAACTTAAGAAACTAGTAAACGCAGAAGGTATGGTCAAAGACATGCGTAAAAAAGAATTCTACGAAAAGCCCAGCGCAATTAAAAAACGTGAAAAAGCACAAGCACGTAAACGACATCTTAAAGAATTAGAAAAAAACAAAGATAGTTGGTAAAACTATGAGCTGGAAGTTTTGGAAAAAGAAACAACCATCGCACGAATCAGCCTTTGAGTTTTGGAGTGTGTTTGATCCATTAAATGATGAAAGATTAAACCACTTGTGGCCACAACCTGCTAGTCAATTTTTCCCTGAATGGTTTAAAAATGTTCCACGCAACTTAGACAATGATATTAACAAACCTACAATTAGAAAATGTCCAATATTTCCAGAGTTTATGACTCAAGGATATATTATTCCATTGTGGTGCGACTTTAAAATACACATAAAACAAGATGGGTCTTGGACATGGGAATCAGCTACTCCTGGTAATTATGGATGGGAGTGGCATCATCCTGATCAGTATCTTAATTGGTTACCAGATCATGAACAGGATAAATGGTGCCTAAGTTTAAAAGCTGAAAATCCTTGGCGTGTCAAAACACCCGAAGGATGGAGTTGTTATCAACACTCCCCTCTGTATCATTTTAATGAAGTACAACCACTTAGTGGTAGCATACGCACAGACATCAGTCATGAAATAAATGTTCCTGTAGTGTTTCCAAAACACATGTTGGGTACTACTGTTACATTAAAAAGAGGAGATCCGTTTGTTTGGCTTATACCTTATCGTAGAGAAAAACTTGATCTTGTAAAGCGAGATTACGATGAAAAAACTCAGAGGATGACTGCGGCAGCTCATTATAATACAATGAGTAAATTTGATAACGGTTACAAAATAGCTGGACAAAAAAGTGATAAAAAGAGTTAAAAAACTCTTGACTTCATAAGTAAAACATACTATATTAAATACATAAGTTAGACGACGGTCTAGGTTAGATAGTGCAAGGAAATGTCGTTTCGTAAGGACGATAACTTGGCTAGTAGCTGTAGTGGCAGCGTATGAGCATGGAGACATGAAGATACGTATTTCGAACGTAACTGTTTGATACTAGGCGCAACTGAAGGTATGAAATACTTACTAGGTTGTTGGAGGTAGACTGCAATCCTCCCTATCACTTTAACATAGTATTTTGAAATACACACCAGAGTAGATGCACCTACTTTCCTGTGCATAGGACAAGACCTCACAAGGGCACAAGTGAGTGTGTATTTCAAAGTAGCTTTGACATTTAGTTACTTTATATCCTAACTGTAACAAGAAAGGACCCCACTAGATAAGAATTATAGTGGCACTATAAAAGAAAAACAACGTAGTAGGGGTTGCGCCATAATACGCACGTTAGGGACCACGGTTAGTCCCTAAATTACTAAATAAACATGTAGATGCCAATAGGGTCTACATTATCAATCTTGCTTTAAAAGGAGATTACTATGCAAGCAAATTACATCAACGGACTAGTGGACCAAATCCACACACAAACAAAAACTTTCCTCAATACAATTGATCCAAGTGAACAGTACACAACGCCTCTACGGGCAATGGCTGACGCAAACACAGAGTTTGCTAAATCTTGGGCAACTGCAACAGAATCAATGACCACTGCTTATACAGCGGCATTGAAAGCGTAAGGGGAATGGATATGAATAGATTAACAACATTAGACATCAATAAACTTACTCCATATGCAGTTGGCTTTGATAGAGTATTTGACGACATGTTCAAATATGTAAATCATAACCAAAATAGTACAGGAGGATATCCACCCTACAACATTGTACGTGATGGTGAGAAGTTTCAAATTGAAATTGCACTAGCTGGTATTGCCAAAGAAGATTTGGAGATTACTGTAGCAGAAGGTGTACTTACAGTTGAACACACACCAGAAGGCGAAGTAGAGTCTAGCGGATGGGAATGGTTACACAAAGGCATCAGCCAGCGTCATTTCAAACGCAACTTTACACTTAGCGACGACATTGTAGTAAATGGATCTAGAATGGAAAATGGTATGCTATTCATCGAATTAGAGCGTATTGTTCCAGACGAGAAGAAACCACGCACTATTCAAATCAAGTAACCAAAAGTGGGGGAGTAATATCCCCCACAATTTACGATAAATATTAGCATGGAACAATCAACAGAACAAACTATAGATAATATTGGGCTAAACACACCTAGACCTAGTAAGTATAAAGTCGTGTTACACAACGATGACCACACACCCATGGAGTTTGTTATCGAATTGCTTATAAATGTATATAATCACAACCAAAGTAGTGCTGAAGAAGTTACATTACATGTACACAACGAAGGCAAAGGTGTTGCGGGTATATACTACTATGAAATTGCTGAACAAAAAGTAAGCGAAAGTTTACTATTCAGCAGAACAGCCGGATATCCACTCAGTTTTGACATAGAAGAGGCTTAAATGCGAATAGAAGATGAAACAAAATTAGACTACTCTGATGTCTTGATTAGACCAAAGCGTAGTACACTAGGATCACGAAAAGAAGTAGAAATGCAACGAAGTTTTGCATTTAGAAATTATAGAAATCCCAAACATAACTCCAATGAATTGCCTTATGGTTATCCAGCACACGGCGATTATGATTACGAAGGCATTCCTATTATGGCTAGTAATATGGATGGAGTTGGAACATTTGCTATGGCAGATAGACTAAGCGAACTTAATGTGTTTACTTGTCTTGTTAAAACATACAGTGTACAAGCACTAGTAGATTACTTTAATGGAGAAGTGCCCAAACGTACAGAACATGTTGCTATGAGCATCGGTATTAAAGATTCAGATCAACAGAAATTCAGTGACGTATACAAACAAGTTGGCGATAAACTAAAATATGTATGTATAGATGTAGCAAACGGATACAGTCAGCGTTTCATTGAATATGTTGCTGAGTTTAGACTGTTGTACCCTACTATCGTAATCATTGCAGGTAATGTAGTTACCGCAGACCAAACACAAGAGTTAATACTAAATGGTGCAGATATTGTTAAAGTGGGAATTGGCCCTGGTAGTGTATGCACTACTCGCATTCAGACTGGCGTGGGGTATCCCCAACTTTCGGCAGTTATCGAATGTGCAGACGCGGCTCATGGTCTTGGTGGACATATTATTGCTGATGGCGGCTGTACCTGCCCTGGCGACGTGGCTAAGGCTTTTGCTGCCGGCGCAGACTTTGTAATGCTAGGCGGAATGCTTGCTGGACACGACGAAGGCGGTGGTGAAGTAATTGAAAAGTTTTATGAAACTAACCAGCTAGAAGATTTACACGGCGAACGTGTAATTGAAAGAAAACAATTTGTACAGTTCTACGGTATGAGTAGTGCTACAGCCAACAACAAACACTTCGAAGGTCTCAAAGACTATCGTAGCAGCGAAGGCCGCACAGTGCTTGTACCGTATCGCGGACCAGTTGTAGTAACACTACAAGATGTACTAGGAGGTGTACGTAGTACACTCACATACGTCGGTGCAAACTGTCTCAAACAACTCAACAAATGTACAACGTTTATTAAAGTAAACAATCAATTCAATAAAACTTATGAAAGAACAACGACTGGAAATTAATAAATAGTTGTATGAGAGCATTTGAACTATTATCAGAATCTAGAGGTGTAACCGCGAGAACGCAGGGTGAAACCTACATCAGTAACACCGACGAAAATGACGTTTTAACCATACAAGACATACTTGTATTACCAAAAGAAGGTAATGCATTTAGAGATATGGATGAAATGCTAAGTGCAGTTGAAGGTGCTGTTCCTGGCGAATATGCTCAAGTTAATGACAACAATCCAAACAGCGGCTCACTTGCCGCTGTAATTGCTACTGTAACAGACAAAGATGGCATTCCACAATATTGGGTACGTTACTTGAAAAGTATTCCAGCAGCTGGAGTACACGGTACATGGAAAACGCTAAATGGTTACAAGTTTAGTGCAGGCGTTGAAAAAGAAAGCCTTCCAATTAAACCAAGTGATATCATCACAGACGAAAACTATCGCAGTCGTGATGAACTAGCTAATTCAGTAGTACAAGGTACAGAACAATTAGTACAAGGTACAGGTAACGAAGACTTGGCAGTAGTAATGAAATCTGCTGTAGAGCAAGCAAAAACAGGTCGAACAGAAGATATTCCAGGCGCAGGAAAGTACTTCAATGTACTGCAAAAATATGCAGGTGAGTATTTGGGACCTATTGCATTAACCAGTACAGTAGGAGGCGCTAGTGTTAGAGGCGACACAGGTAAATTATTTGCAGCATTTGAAGTTAATAACTTCCTAGGGGCAAAAATTATGTTCCCACAAAACGTATCACAAGAACTAATTGACAGTTATATACAACTAGCAGATGGACGCCAAGTACAGATCAGTAGTAAGATTAGTACAAGCGGCGGAGCTGCTAGTAGTCTTAGTGGTGTATACAAACAGATGACACCTGAGATTGAAGCGCAGTACCCACGTGGTAGTCTTATTATCAAGACACTGGCAACAGAAAGCGCAATAAACGGTCCATTAAAAGTAGCACGTAGTTTACAATTAATTAATCAGCAAGACATTGTTGCACTCAATGATTTAGACAAGCGCAGTCAAAGTATTCAAGACTTGGGTACAGAACGTTTGCAACGTATGACAACTGAACAAGGCGTACAAAGTGGTACACTACAAAGACCGGACTATAGAGTATTTTGGCATGCTATGACAGCGATTGTTAATCAAATGGTTCCCATAGTAAACAGTATGGATGAATTTAAATCTGCAATGCTAGCCACGCTAAACAATAACCAATATGTACAATTAGTAACACAAGGTAAACAAACGAATGATGCAGTAAAGTTATCTTACTTTACTAAATTTCCAGCAGTGTTTGCAGGTGACAGTCAATTGGTTAACAAGACTTATTTTGCTACAGGGCAAAAAGGTCGTATAGGATTCAAACTAAAATAGAGATGTGCAGATACGCACAGTTGCGCAAAGCGCATATCGTCTTTGCGCATACAGCACTAGTAAACCATGGTTTTTAGTGTTATATTAAAATAAATAAAAGTACAACAACAAGCGTCCTCAGCTTGCAAAAAATGAGGGGCAGGCGCAGACTGCCATATCAAGCGAATGACGCCAGGAAAAGACCTGGGGTATTGCTTTCCTCAAGCATCCACAAAACTGAATATGGAGATTCAAAATGGTTAATATACTATACAATAACCTTGCGAGCTTGTTTGCGAGGAAAACTAAGCACTCTGATGACATGCGACTATACGCAAAAACAGAGTATAAAAATGATTGGCAGTTTGCCTATCACTACATGATGACACACAACGGCGCTGGGCCACGAATGGGAGTACACAACTAATGACACAAGCAATTTTAACAGCATCAACTATCTTAACAGACGCAGTACAAGGACTAATGGACCTTGTACATGACATGAAAATTAAATCACAAAAACGTGCATTGGTACGTAAAACAAAAATTGAACTGTCAAGACTTTCAGACTCTGAGTTAAAAGACGTGGGCATTGGTCGCAGTGATATTACTTCAATTGCTAATGGAACCTTTCACGATAACAGAAGTGTTGTACAAGCAAACCGTAACTTGAGAGGTTGGGTATAATGGAAGCAGTAGGAAACACACCAGTAGAAACACCAACATTTATCAAAACACTCAACAAGTACGCCGTTGCATTTGCTATGGGCGTATGGGCATTTGGTGAATCAGCAGGTAGAGCCAGGGCTGCCGCTGAACTACATCGTCAAGGCTACTACAAAGAAGCCAAAGCACTTATGCTTGGAGATAAAGATGTTTAAGAGATTTTTGAAAGCAATGGAATATCGTTCATACTGCATGGCAATTCGTGAATTGCGCAACAAAGGTATGTTTAAAGAAGCTAATAAGATTTCTGAGTACAAGCATACCATGTATCCAACACACTAAGACTGCTACGTTTTAGCGCACTAAAAACTACAATAGCAGGCTTGATTTTTGTTCAAAGCCTGCTATATATATTATATGGAGGCACTAATAATGAGTGAACAAACTAACTATTGCACAACCAAAGGCCTAGGCTGGGCTTTTCTAATTATTATTATCGGAATGGTAGGGATGCCTATACTTGGGTCAGCAATTGCTTATCCAGACAACTGCAAACAAAGTATACTAATTCCTTGCTTAGGATTGTAGGTTGACACATAATAAAAAGGATGTTACATTGAATTATGACACATTTCTTAAGAAATCCAGATCCCATAGATCAAACTTGGCATTACATTATTGAAGATATTTTTAGTCAAGGACAATTGGATATTATTAACCAAGCAGTAGAGAACACAGATCCCAGCAGTCAGGCTGACTGTCAGATTAGAAAAAACACACCAACTTGGCTTGAAAATAAAGGCCCAATGCAAGACATCTACAAACATTTAGAAAATGCTATTAAATTTGTTAATGATGCGAAATTTCATTTTGCACTTGATGTAATAGAGAATTTACAACATTTAAGTTATGATGTAAATGATGAATTTGACTGGCATGTGGATTGTATGTTAAGATATTCTGACAGGAGACCAATTCGTAAAATTAGTTGTAGTATATTACTTAACGACGATTACGAAGGCGGAGATTTTCATTTTGCAAGTAAACAACACGGCTGGGAAGTAGGAAAAATTAAAAAAAATAGTGCATTGTTTTTTCCTAGCTTTATGCCACACACAGTAACGCCTATTACAAAAGGCAACAGACAAAGTTTAATTGTTTGGGCTCGTGGCCCTAACTTTACTTAAAGGAAATACTTTTATATGAAACCCAACAACAACTTTGAATTAACAGTAAGAGACATTGAAGTTATTGAATCAGCACTAAGAGCAAAGGCTGGCCGTAGAGGTATGGCCATTGCTCAAGGCGATGTATCTACTCAACTCCATGCGGAAATGATAGAGATACAAGATCTTCTTGGCAGGTTACATGACCAAAAAATTTGGTATAGACCAAAAGGATTTACGCCCGGAGGCTAGTCTGTGTGTTTACTAATACGTTCAACATAACCAGGCATGCTGTGATCTAAAATACTATCAAACCACTGACGTTTACGAAACGCTGCTCGATATCCTCTGAATCTATCTTTGAATCTTTGCCAAGCAGTAGCATTTCTGATGTTACCATATGTATTGATATAGTGTAGTTCACCAGCATGTCTATAAAACAAAAAGCTAGGCGGAACACGTGGTACAATGTCGTTGTTGTTTACAAATCTATAACATGTAAATTTACTGTTATACTCTTTAACCCAACTTCTAGTACCAACACGTGGTGATCCGTAGTTATAGCATATTGTTCCTTCAGGTAATCTACTACAAGCAATAGTACTCATAGCTCCACCTAAACTGTGACCGCATGTGTACACTTGTGTAAATTTACGTTTAGCTAACCATGCTTCAATTTGATCCCACAGTTCGTCAACTTCACTTTTAAATCCTTTATGCACTCTGCCTGCACCTAATTCATTACGCACATGCAGTGCATTGAGGTCTGCTTTGATATCATTGAATTGTGTGGGTTCCGTGCCTCTAAACGCCAACACTACATAATCGTTCTTACTCATACCATATGCTTGGGCACCATCGATATTAAAAAATCTGATATTCTTATATCCCATAGCAGAGGCAGCTTTTTTAAATGCTTTTTCTTCTTGGTATGCTAGATTACTTAGGTTTGCACATTCTAGTGCATTCTCATAACTAAACTTATTTGTTAGCGCCATTCTTGATCTCCTCAATAGCAGTT